CAAGGCTCAGTACGTCACCGTAGAGGTTGCCACCGTCACGACCGAGGAAACCGACCTTAGCGAAACCACTACGGTAGTCGGTCATCCATATCTGGTTGATACGAACACCACCAGAGCTAGAGCCACGGTTGTAGTCGCCCAGTGTAATCCTCAGTTTAGTGATAAACTCAGCACTGGTGCTACCAACGTACTCAACAACCACATCATCGTTCTGCGTCTTGTTGACGATCTCTACCCAAGCATTGGTTGTTCCTTCCTTGTAGACCTCAACCTTGACATCACCGAAGCGCCAGCTTGCTGACCCGAAGGATATACCAAACCTGTAGCCGAATCTGAAATCAATATCAGGGCCAAGGTCGTACTCCATTACTACTGGGTCAGTCCATGTGTTAACTTCAGTCTGATTGAAAGAGGCGTAGACTGGGTCACAGTCAAAGAACTTCCTCACATCAACCTCAGTCATTGAACCATTGTCGCCAGTGATTGTGTAGCTACCACCACGGTCTAGCAGGTATGCCATGTCATTGTGCAGGAACGGTATGAGCGTAGTGTTCTGCTCAGAGTTAGTGTTCACTGTCCAGTTCTGAAGTAAGGCTCGGTCAACTACAGAGCCGCCGTGCTTTCCTTCGAAGAACTTGCCTTGGAAGGTTTCGCCATCAACATCAGAACGCATGAAGTCTGTGCTATTGATTCCATCCAGCTTGTCTGCGTCTATGTTCAGGGCATCCACGAAGGTCTTGTTCACACCAGTTGCCCAGTTACCCCAACCGTAAGCTGTATCCCAGTTAGGTTCCTTGATTCCCACGGTAAGTGCGGTGGTATCCCAAACAGCTGAGCTAGCAGTTACCGTTGCGGCTGCTGCATCCCAAGTAGCTTCCTTGATTCCCACGGTGAATGCTGTGTTGTCCCAAGCTGCTGAACTACCAGTTACTGTTGCGGAGGTTGCATCCCAAGTAGCAGCGTTCAGGCCAGAGACCTGTCCAGAGGTAATGGTCAGTGCAGCTTCGTGCTGAGTAACGTTGGTGTCACTGATACGTGCATTAAGGAAAGTTCCCGAAACGATATCATCAGCATCCCATGTCTTCCCGTCCACGTAGTCTTTACGGGTAAGGTGGTCATCATCTACTGGTGCACTTGATGTAGCTCTATGGTTCCCGACAGTCTCTGCACCAAAGGTCTTGGTTATGATTCTGGCGTTACCATCATTGTACAGTGTCACTGCTCCATCATAAACGGCATTGAACATGTACTTGTCGAGAGTACCGAGCGTGGCTGTGAGCTGTCGCATGAAGAAGGAGCCAGCGTTCGCGCCTTGCATGTAGCGTAGGTTATCCGAAGTGTCCCAGAAGCGTAACTCTACAGAGCCGCCCTTGAGTTCGAACTCGTCACCAGAGAAGGTAACGTCACCAGTAATCTCGTAGCCGCCTAACCTGTGGTCGCCCCAGTCGAAGGAGTCATCCCAGTTAGGGGAGTTGGCCACCGCAGCATCAACGTATGCCGTATTCGTGTAGTCAGGAGTGAAGTTCTCCCATGCGGCAGGGCCAGCAGCAACAGTTGTGCTTCCATCCCAACGCGCATACCCAGCAGGTAAGGCATTGACGAATTCAGTAGCACCAAAGTTGGCTGTGATCTGTGTGCCAGCACCTGCCTTGTCGCCTCTCTGTGAAAGCAAAGGCCACCAGTCATCAGCGGGGTCTATGTTGTAGACAGTAACCTGAGTACCATCAGTGCTACTGATCGCACCCATAGTCCCAGCGTCTAAGTCCAGCAGCACCATGATAGTGTCGCCCTCGTCAGACCACTGAAGGTTGTTAATGTCATCGGTGTTGCTGACACTGTTGTACATGGTTATGCCATCAGGCCTGAACGCATAGCTATAGCTTGTCTGGCCACCAATGAAGGTTCCAACCTTCGCTTTTGTGAAGCCTAGCCTTGTCTCCTCAGTAGAGCCAGTAACTCTCTTGTGGGTAAGCGTTGCTTCATAAGCGAATTTGCCAGAGCCTGTCTTTGCAGCTGTGGAGCTATACACCTTGGGCCAAGTGCCGAAGTCATCAGCAGCAGTCAGGTCACCGTTGGTCAGTGCCTGAGTAGTGCCTTGGTCGGGTGCCCAGACAGTTCCGTCACCGCCAGAAGGTGGGCTTTCACCAGACACCCACTTAATGAGCTGGTCAGTAACTACGTTGGTAAAGTTAGTGTCAGCATGGTCACCCAAGTTCTGGGCATCCACTGTGGCCTGCACTTCACCCTGAGTGGCACCATCATAATCTGAGATGTCTGCCTTGACCAAGATGACATCTCCAACCTTACCAGCAACACTGTTGGCGATATCTTGCCAGCTAGTGTCGTAGTCTGTGGCAGAGTCCTTGATCATGGCTTGGCTAATGACTCCACCCAGAGGGATACGCTCACGAGGACTCCGCAGGAACTGTACGTCGAGTACTTTGTTATTGCTAAGGTTAGCAGAACCACCCACATACATAACAGGCAACTCATAGTAAGTGGTTTGGTCTATCTTGCCACCCATATAAAGGTAGGCTGCACTTGCTTGGTTTCCACCCTGCTGTTCATTGAACGTCAGTATGTCACCCTGCTGGAGAAACTCTAACAGGACTGTGGCTGGCTGGTTGTTATCATCCAAGTTGGATATGTAGAGGACAGTGATTGCTGAGGCTGGAGAGTTGTTGCCAGCTACTTCACCAGTACCCGGGTCACCGCCAGAAGTGGAGCTGTTGAACGTGTACTCGTAGGAGTAGCCACCGATTGGTGATACAGGAGGAATCTGAAATGTCCCATCCTCATTCAGGAACCCTATGCCAGATGTTGTGCTGACGCCCGGGTCTACCACGGAGCCATTACCGTTGCCTATGCCTGTGTAGATATTACCAGCCACTAAGCCATCGACGTAGTCCTTACGTGTGGCTTGGTTAGCGGCGGTAGGTGCCAAGTCATTGATTACCACTTGGCTGTTAGAGTACAACACAGAGGCAAGAAGACCAAAGGCGTTCCAAGACTGCGAGCCTGATGAGAGATTGATAGCCGATATGCCACCTAACGTGGTGTTATTGAATGTCTGTGTACCAGCATCAGTAAGGCTGGCGTAGAAGCCATTGTAGTCACCATCGACAGCAACTACAGCACCTTGCCGCCCGAAGACAGAGGTGACTGTGCCGCCTCCACCACCTGAGTAGTTGGCATCGCCATAGGCCTTGGTTACCACATCAGTAGGCCCAGTTGGGTTAGCCACACCAGATATACCGTTACCGTTCATCGCCAGAGCGCCTACGATGCCCACAGCGCCAGTTATAGTGGTCGCCCCTGTGATGCTATGGGTTGAACCATTCATCGTCAGGTTGCCTTCCCAGACGGTCTCAGGCACTGTCACCGCATAAGAGGTGGCAAGCGTAAGAGAACCAGCAGCAGGCCCAGCAATGTCAACGTCACCGTTCTCTCTCAGGGAGATATACTGGGACAGGTCACTGTTGCGGAACTCTGCGTCTGTGGCTGAGTAGTTGGGGATAGCTCGTGGTATGGTATTGAAACCAACCATGCACAGGCCATCTTTGTTCGAGAACTTTCTGCGAAGCCAAGGGGCAGGGTTGTTAGCGAACTGTCCAGCCGTGTCCTCGTCTTTCCATAGCCAGTGGTCGTAACCAAACTGGCTGAACAGCATCAGGCAAGTATCACCTTCCTTGATTGGCATAGTGATTGAGTAGCCACCACCAGATGCTGTGTGTACGGGTACATCATAAAGGTTGCCCCGCTCCACCATTCCCTCTGAATCATTCTTAGTCCAGAAGATACGTTCTCCAGATACCGAAACAGTAGCTGTCTGTGTTGCAGGGAAGTACTCTATGACGCGCCCGGGCATTACTATATTGTAATCATCCCATTTCATGTGGGCCTCCTTATTCGCAACACTCCACCTTTGTGATGGTGTCAGTCGCTCCTGTTAATCCGTTAGTGGTCTTGTTGACCGTAGGGTCGAACCTGTCCCGTCCCCACTCACGAGCAGCGTCCAGTATCTGGTCAGTGCGAGGCAATGATTCGCCGGGAGTGTAGGGGAAGGTAGCATCAGCACTTGTGATACCACGAACTATGCAACCGATGCCAGACTGAATCAAGCTCTGTGCATATTGGTTGTCGGTCATATTTACTGTTTCGTACACTGCACCGTAGAGAGACTTGCGTAGCTCCCCGACAGCCGTGTCGATTAAATCTTCAGCCAGCTCAGTTGCTACTCGGACTCCCTGTTGCTGGAGACACTCACTCACTTGTGCGAAGCCTCCCTTGCGCCACTTGAGAAAGTCTATGGCATCAGCCAGTTGATCTTCCGCAGTTGGGAGTTCCAAATCAACGAGTGGGTTGTACAGATCAATGTCGCTGGTGTGAGACTCGTAAGACCATAAGCTGGTCGAAGGGTCTTGCCCAGTAGCAAGGAAGGTCTGTCGAGTTTGCTGTCCAGCACTGTTAGTACCAGTGATAACGAAATCCTGACCCAAGGTTATTTGGGACTCACTGATTCTGTTGCAAGGACATACGTTGATTCCTGCATCACGCAACAGAGCCTCACGAGACTCCTTCTCTGCATCATACAGTTCTGTGAATGTAAGAACCTTGGGAGCTGTACCGTTCACTTGGTTGGAGATAACAAGCTCTTCGCCTGTAATGGTGAACTCCATTGCATCCGTCATGCCAGCCATCTGTTTAGTTGTGAACTTGGTGAACACAACTGGGCCGTAGATTCCAAGGTTGGTTAATACCTCGCAAGGTTCTGCGAAGTTGATCAGTCGCTCCAGCTCTTCAAAGATAGTCTTCGAGTTGTTGCTTGAGTACTGTATGAGGTTGTCAGCCACCTCTGCTGTGTCTGGGCCAGTCTTCTTGCCGAACAACACATTAGTGATCATACCAGTGATGGTGATGACCCTGTTCTTCCGAATGGAGTTGTTGCTTACAAGAAAGCCAGACTGCACAGGGAACTTTGTAATCTCAGCAGAAGCTTGGTGCGCCTCTGCAATAACTGTGTGGAACTTGATTGTCTCCTGAACATCACCAAAGGGATAGGAGATTTGTGCGGGGGTTACTCTAGCCATTGTGTTACCTAAACCATTGTGAGGTTGACATTGCCAGACCATTGGTGGGTGCAGTTGCAGAGGCTATGGTATGCCACTCAGAAGTATAGTTACTTCCCTTGTGCTGCACTACTAAGGTCTGATACCGATTGTATCCAGCGATAGAACGACGAGCGAAGTCAGGGGACAACTGCAAGGTCTGTTCGTCTGTAGAGGTTCCAGCTGTGATCAGCTCAGAGATATCCAGTACCGCGCCCGGGCGTATGTTGCCGTCGAGGTTGGAAGTTATCTGTAGCTGTGCTGGCGCGAGCTTGGGGTTAGCACGCATGGTCTCAGTTTGAAGTACTAGCTTCTCCAGATCATCCAAGTTCGTTAGAGGAACCTGTGCGAGGTCTGGGGTGTACACAAACAGAAAACTGTCATTGCCTGTGAAGCTCTTGAATCCATGCTCCATCTTCAGGTCTTCTAAACAATCCCAAACAGAGCCGTGCATCGAAGCAGTAGGCCTTGGTGGTTTGTAGTTTTGCTGATCGTTGGGGAAGCACTGATAAGCTATCTCCCCACCGAACTTTGCACTACGCATAAGACTTGTAATAAGTTTCTCTAGCGTAGGCTCAGAAATTTTGTCTACGTTGACTTGGGTCTCAAGAACTTCCTTACCCTTGTTGTAGCAGTACAGGGTAGTGATGACATTTGGTATTCTCTTCTCGCTAATAGTGTTCGAGATAAAGAAAGTGTCTATCACTTTAAACTCTTGGCTCCCGTGTAGGCGAGTGGTTAGTGTTGCGTAGTGATCATTGTTGCCGCCGATCAGGTTCGCAATAGTATCTTCGTTCAAGTTATAGATAGTAATGGAAGCCCGACTAAACCCGTCAAGCTCCCGTACATCGAAATCAACACGAAGGTTCGAGGCATCTAAGACGCCCCGCCCATTCTTATCTTCAATAGTGAGGATGACCTCTTGTCCAAATTTCTTATTCATAAGACCTCCGAGGTCATTTCAGTTATTAATCGTTGGGTTTAAAGTTCCCGTTGACTGTGTCCATGTCGCCTTGGTTAGACTCTGTGCTCACATTGTAGCTGCCATCTCGCTCGATGTTTACGTTAGTAGTCAGCTCAACCTTGGCCTTGTCCTTGGCCTCAGCTGCCCTACTAGGTATTCCACCGATAGCATTAGGTGGCATGATGTTGCCCATAGAGTCTCTTGCCACCTCCTCATTAGCAATGATATTGTCAAGGGTAGCTGAACGAATACCATCAAGCAGGCCAGCATCTCCCGCCTTACCACCAAGCACCAAACCAGCAGCACCAGCAGCAGTAGCCAACTTCATCAGAGCACCTGAAGTAGATTTGTAGCTATTCAGGATTTCATTGGTGGCAGCAGCAAGACCTTTGTTGTAGCTGGTCTCATCGCCTGTCAGTTTTGTGACAGTGGCTTCCTGTAGTATCTGCTGACCACGCTGAGCATCCTCTACACCAAGGTTGGTTTGACGAAACTTCTCAGTTTCAACAGTCATCGACTGCGTCAAGGAACCACCACGACCATCGTATGCGGATAGCTCTTCGAAGCCAAAGACCTTCATGTACTGAGCACGCAACTCAGGGCTGAGGTCTCTGCTATCCTTGTCAGCAAAATCCAACAGCTGTGAAGGACTCATGGATTGCATCTGCTCGTATTGAACAGAATCAAACCTACCTCTCAGTCCTTCACTCTTACCGAACTCAGCTTTGATTCTGGTGAACTCAGCAGCAGCTGTGCCTTCGTTGTTGAACTTAGCCTGCATACCGCCAGCAGCCATCAACAACCTGTTAGCATCTTTCTCGTCTACACCGCCCTGTCTCATAGCCCATTGCGAGCCACGAGTTTCATCAGCGCCTTGTCCAATCTCAGCAGCGAGTCGGATAGTATCCATGCCAGAGGCAGTACCTTCGCGTATGAGCTTGAAGGCATCATCCACAGCACCAGCCCAAGACTTAGCAGACTCCTTGGCTTGGCTCAAAGACTCAGAGAACTCACGAACAGAATCGCTGGCTTCACCTTCAGCCTGTATACGATCTTGTGCGTGCTGCAATGCGTCTGCGTGCGCCTGATTCAACTCTTCTGTGCTAACACTAGAGTCTGATGCAGGCTGTTCAGTAATGCCCTTGGCAGATAGCTTAGCAGCATCGTCCTGCCTGATGCGGTACATCTCTGTCATCACATCGCCAGCTTGCTCCTCAGTAGTACGTGAACCGACATGGCGTGCAGCAGCATCCCACTGTTGTCCTTGTGTCCGAGGCCCAGTACCAGCCTTCCAAGCTGTCATCGCAGCTTCCTGTGGCGTATCAGGTTGAGGATTATATCTAGCGGCTTGGCCAGCAGCAGCAGCTTGCTTCGCAGCTAATCCTCCCTTAGCCTTATTAAATTCCCTCAATTGTAATACTCCTTCCACGGACTCAGGCACACCACCCAGTAGGTTGCGTACTTCTTCGTGCCGTTCAATTAGTTCTTGTTGATATTCCTCGTCAGCATACATGATGTCCTGCGTAGTCTCGCCCGTTGCGGAATCCACAGCGAACAGGGTTGTCTGGGTCTCTCCAGTGACAAGCATCTGCAATTGCATCTGTGCAGTGTACCTGTCCATGGCCCCGGGAATTCTTCCGGTCTTGAGAACCTTCAACTCTAACAGTCCAGCAGAACTTCCATCTGGATGGTAAAGCCTAGCATCAGGTGAAGCACCCATGCCCGGGTACAAAGGGTTCTCTTCGAAGAAAGCATCCTCCGCTTTGATACCCCTGTTCTTTTTCAGGAACTTTTGCTTTGCAGCTTCCTCACCAGCATTACCACGAGCACTGAAGGTGTTACCCTCAAACACTTTGTTGCCACTGCTTCGGTAGCCAAGATTCCCAGTAGGGTCTAGCTTGTCCTCCAGCAAGTTGCGAGCAGCTGTCTCCACACCGTACTTAGTCATCATCTGTGCAGCGATAGATGCTGTCAGCTTTCCCTTGCGCAGGTTAAGCCATTCCTGACTTCCCTGCTCGGGTGGTTTGTTCTGCCTGACATTCCAGAGATACTCTTCACGAGCTGACATAGAGTCGGAGTAAGCATCTACTCGCCTGCTCATATACTGCTCGATAGATTGATCACCACCAGCCTGTGCAAACTCGTATGCCTCAGCTTGAGTGGCTCCAGCATCCATGGCTTCTTTGTAGTACTGGGACTGAGACATTACATCTTGAGCACCGTCGAGCGGGACAGGTCGGGCAGACCCACCAGCGGCTGTAGCTTGCGTTTCACGTTGGTCATCAGCGTACTCACCAAACTGGACAAAGTGCTGGACGCGATCAAAGGTTTCAGCTATCTGTCCTGCCGAGGACTGTCCTGCGGCACCACCAGTGATGTCACCATCTTGGCCCTCCCCGAAGCGAGTACGTCCAGCATTCCTGCCGAAGCCATCAAAGTCTATGTCACCAGCAGTTGGCTGTCCGTCAAGGTCGAGCAGTGCAGACTCTCCCCAGCGCTGCATACTTTCCCTTTGCGTTTCGTCGAGAGGGTCTTGGCCACGAACATACCTGCCTTCGCCTTCAGACTCATTGCGGTGCTCGGGCATCTGCTCCTTGAGAACACGCTGCACATAGTGAGCCTTGTACAGTGCTTGATCATAGTTGTGATCACGGGCGAGTGGGTCAACACCCTTGCCACCGTACAGAGACTCCTTCACGCTAGGACGGGAAGTCCAGTAGCGAGGGTCTTTGTCATCTATCCCTGCCTTAGCAAACTGCTCACGAGTGTAGGGTGAGCCTTCCCAAGTGCCAGAGATGTTAGCCGTGTCCTTAGTACCAAATGGAATGTTGTATTCGTTAGGGAGCAACAGGAGCCTGCTACTGCCCTCTCTACCACTCCCATTCAGGGCGTGATTGATAAAGGTAGAGGTTGCCCTCTCCAGTGTCAGCTCTCCAATCTTACTGGCTTGGTTCTCGGCGCTCAGGGCATCCCCTGCAAGCTCCTTAGCCCACTTCATGGCTTGGGCCAACTCAGTGTTCAGGCGAGCCTGTTCTGTCTCCTGTAGCTCCTGTGAGGCGGCTGAGAGTGTATCGCTGTTCCGTACAACGCCCGGGGCCAGAGAACTGCCTGCTCCCTTCTCCAGATATATGTCAGTCCTCGTCATGTGGCCTAGAGCCAGATTCAGGTCTTGCTGACTGGGGCGAGCCTCGAAAGAATAATCATAGGTAACGCTGGGAGCATTGTCCCGCATCTGGCCAGAGATATCTTTCACATGCTTGGTTGTACCATACTTGGTCTCAACTTCAAGCCCAGAGACCGTGTAGTCGGCGTACAGCGATGGCGAGACCTTGTTTACCTTACTGGGCATCATACTGGGAGTTAGCTTCACGCCATCCAAGACGCCAGCAGCGTTGCCTTCAACATCCCCAGACATTGTATTGACTGCGGCTTGCCATACTGCGTTGTCTACATACTTGCCCTCGGGCATCTTGCCTTGGGTAGCATCGCTTATTATCTTTTTGACAGTTGGAGACAGATGCTCCATTTGATGTTGCTTGGCACCTGCTACACTCTGCCCACGGTAGCCCTCAGCTATTACGTGTTGGTCTCCCTTCTGGATGTCTCGTGTCTCTGTCATGGATGCAAAGAACGCATCAGCTAACGCATCATCCTCTGAAGAGAAATCATTCTCTCCCTCAACACTAAATCCATCTCCGAGGTATTCTCCTCCCTCACTGTGCGAGTATTCTAAGCTGCCAGACTCAGCCATATCTTGGAGTACATCTGGGTCATTCATGTCTGGGAAATCTGTATCGTCCATGATGGACTCCTTTTAGGTTAGTCGCTAGAGTTAGCTACAGCGCTAGCGTGTTGTTTGATTTCAAGTATCTGGTGCATGACTTCCAAGTCCCTGATGTTGTAGGTTCCATCTTGGAGGTCACTCAGCTGACACATGGGCGGGTTCACAAGCAAAGGTTTAATCAAGTACCCGTTTAACTCAGGATAGATATCGTTGTAGTCAACGGGCATCAATTGTCTCTCGCCAGACTTTAGCTGGCTGGGGAGGCTTCCTTTGCTAAACCGAGTGCGAAAAAATCTGCGTACTGTGCAGCAATAACATGAGCAAAGATTTCAGCAACTAAGTGAAGCTGGCCTTCGAACATGGAGTCGATTTGGTTTGGCATTATCTTCTCGCCACTTACACGAGCTTGGCTAATGAAGTGCTTTATCAAAGAAGCCGTTTGATTCGGGTCTTTTGATTCCATGATAGATACTACCACGGCTGGTACGTTCACTTCGCTGATAGCGATAATTGATTTTGTACCAAGGTACTGTCCTGCGCGAGTAAGGTTCTCAAGCGCTACATCAACAGGCCAATGAGGAATATGAATCTCACGCCCGTCTTTTAAATTTGCATTGTACATAGTCTTCTCCGTTAAGAATTAAGCCGCACCCTGCGATAGGATACGGCTATAGTGTTACTCTCCCAGATTGTCGAGGTCGGCACCAGTGTTACGGTCGAACACAACTTTCTCGAATGTTACTACCCAAGTAACCAAGTTCATTGACTGGCCACGAGACATTGCAGGCATAGCGAGGATAACCCCGTTAGTCATATCAGCAACGTCCTTGCCCATGTTGTCTTTCAGCTTGGCTTGGATAGGAACAACAAGTTCACCATCGGCGTCAGCTTGAGCTTGGAAGTAGTTTGCGAAGTCTTGCATGTACTTGTTCTCAGGTGCATTCATCAGCACAGGAAAGGTCAAGTCACCAGCGCGAATACGCTGCATTGAAACAACCATGTCACCGTAGGCTCCAAACTGCGTAGCAGCTATTGGTGCACGGCGCATGACATTGATCAGGTTCTCACCTGTCCCGTAGCCTGTCACTTTGAACGAGCTGGGATTTGTGTTGCCCGGGTAGTCCATGTCAATAATGAGGTCTACGTTGGCAAAGCTATACTGATACATATCAGCTCCTTGTTAGGGAGGGCCGAAGCCCTCGTAAAGTTTACTCGGAGAAAGAACCAGCAACTTCCACATCGTGGAGTGCACCAGCGCCTTTCATCACAAAGGACAGACCCTTGTATACACGGTTGCCAACATCACCAGCAGGAGTGTCTGCTAATGCTACTGAGTCAACACGATAGCCCTTGGGCAGGTAAGTTCCATCAGCTAAGAAGCCGGGAGCAGCCAGACCATTACGGACAGCAGCATCCAAGGAACGCTCCAGTACACCAGCAGTTGTGTTAATGCCAACTTGGGTAAAGGGTATCTTGGTGTTGGTAGTGTACAGCAAGTTGAACAGGTCAACCTCGCAACGGTTCTCTAACCACATGAGACCATGAGTAGTGTCAAGCCAGCTACCAGAAGCCATACGGCTATCGGTGTACGCATTCACGCTAGTGCCAATTACGACAACAGCAGAAGCATACTTGCTACGCAGGACAGCGAACTCACCGGGAGTCAAGTCTTCAGCAGTAACACCGGGCATCTGCTTCAGGTTCAAAGTGATGGTAGTGCCAATGGCTGAGAAGTTCACGGAAGCAGCACGACCAAATACAGAAGCACTTGGGTACTGGCTTGGGTTCTTGCTGAAGGTAGTCAAAGAGAACCGCAGGGTAGCAGCTTTCAGTTGGCTAGCGACATCAGTAGAGACCGCACTGGAAAGAGTGGACAGGTCATTAGAAGTGTTGCAGAAGATGCGCTTAGCGCCTTCACACCACTGAGCAATTTCGAGAGTGTTCTCGCCAACTGCTTGACCAGTCTGATCACGGTAATCCTTGTGAGTAACCGTGCCGACCCAATCTATCCCAGCAGTAAGGCAAGCAGCCAAACCAGCAACAGGAGTTTCAGCGGAAATACCATCAGATACTTTAGCTTGGTATGCAAGTAAGCCCAAGGACTCAGCAGCATCACCAGTAGCGGCATCTATTGCACCAGTAACGCCAGTGGTAGTTCCAGTAACAACAAAGCTATAGCCGTTGTGAGTTACTAGCGCACCAGTAGCTCCAGCAGCGATCAGGTCAGCCTGAACAATACTCGCAGCATCTGTCAGAGAGGTAGCAGAAGACAAATCCAGATCGGAGATGGCCGCTGCTTCGCCATCAACAATAATGTTGAGAACGCCAGAGCCAGACCAGCTTGCATTGATCAGCTCTTCAAGAGTGTCTGAGTTGCCGCCGGTAAGGGAAGCAGGCTGAGCATTCTTGTAAGTCATCAGAACAGTGAAGTCACGCGGAGTAGGAGTCTGTCCATAGAACGCAGTAGCGGCCTTGTAGACTTCAGAAGTTATCGCCCAGTCATCTCCAACACTAGCAAGGCTTGTGTAAGAACGAGCACGCTCAGCAGGAGCGATAGGAGTAGTAGCTGCGTCTTCGTCGTTGGTCAGGAAACCAAGTATACCGAAGTTGCCGCCTGATACTCCAACGGGAGAAACTGAGATTGATACGTCAGCGAATTCTGTGATTTCAATCGCCATAATAGTTTCCTTGTTAGTTTTCGTTAATGTCAAATTGAAGAAGGTACTCGTCCAACCCAGCAGTTACAAACTTGCCAGACACCTCAAGGGCGCACATGTTGTTGACGGTCTCTTCAAAATATCTTGTCGTGTAAAGTTCGACTGAGAAACCTTGGCGGTATTCCCATTCCTTTTCCAGCTTGGCATCCTCGTTCGAGAGCGGAGTGCACCTTTTGAAACCATACCCACTGGCAATCATCAGAGCTTTCATAGCCTCTGTAGTCCAGCCGTGCATGATCTTGGTGGACGGCAAACCATCCGTGTCCACAACCCCTACCCTAAACCTGAGCCTTGAAGGACTGACGGTAACGAACGTGGAGTCCGAGGCTGTCTGACTTTTCAATATCTGGTTTGGTATGCCCACCTGATACTCTTCCAGCAATCGTATGTGAGCGAACTCACCCGAGGGCTTTGGAGCATTGTTCTGGCGAGCTGGGTAACTGAACTTGGGAATGCCTACCATAGTATCTACAAAGGATTGCAGTACTGCTACGTCTTGTCTCATGGTAAATCATCCTCCGACTTCTCAAGAATGTAAGATGCAAAGCCAAAGACTTTCTCATCGGATTCCTGAAGCACATTATAGTAAGCTCCACGGAAACTTATCTTATCACCACGGGTTACTGTGTAAGTATCCTTGATGTATAAGTTGCGGTAGTTACTGTAGCGTGCGCCCCCATCCTCGTTGTGCAAGGATATGCCTTCGTCGAATTGGGAGAATTTGTTGCCTGCGGTTATGACACCGAAGACAGTGGAAGCTACCTTAGCACCCTCCACCCAGTTGTTGTCAGCATCATAAGAGCCAGCAGCAATAGTATAGAGAGTCATAGGAGCTTGCATTCGAGAGTTGAATGCGCGGTGCATGTTCATAGTCATGGGCTACACTCCATAGATACCAGTGAAACAAAGTCGCTGATACTGATAGTAGCGTTTGCCATAGACAGTACTGAACAAGTCTGACTGTGTAGGCGTAACACCATTCACTGCTTGTTCAATAATAACGTCATCGACTTCCTGCTTCCTAACAGGGCCGAGTACGTTGCCATCGCCAGTTGCTGTGTAGTTCCCTACATAGAGTAGGTGAGCTGCATGGTAGCAAAGAGCGATATCATAAAAGTCCAACCAACGGGTAGGACTCGCCATGAGCAACGTTGCATCATCTATGAACAACTGAATTCGTTCGTCAGTTGAGTCTACGAACTCAGGAAAGCGCGTTCTAAAATCTACAATAGTCGCCATAGTAAGTCCTCGTTGATTGGGGAGTGAGGATTAGTCCTCTTTCTTAAAGCTCATCTTCGGTGCCTCATCAGCAACCGGAGCAGGTGCAGAAAGATCAACGCCCAGCTTGCTGGCTAGTGCTTGAACTTCTGACTTCTCTTTGCTCGTGTCAACATCGACGCCAACCTGATCTTTAATCAGTACGGCAATCTCTTTGACAGACAAAGGAGATACTGCATCTTCAACAATTAAAAGCGCTCCAGTTGCAATAGAACCGGCGACACCTGCGGAAGCTGAATAAGCGCCCAGCCAAAGTTCGTCTGACAGTTCCAGCGTTGAGCCAGCTATGATTGTGAGATAGTCAGGTGCGCCCTTCACAGAACAGTTTGGTGTCTTGTGGAAGGATACGTTGTGACCTACAGTGCTCTTTATCTTCATGTTCTAATTCCTCTATATTTCTTTTGTTTGGTTTTCAGTTATGTGTCTTTCTGACAAGTGCAACTTGAATTCATCACGAAGCTCCTTGACATAATCACCAGTTGCTTCACCAACTACATCCTGCCTCTCGGCTTTCTTCTCGAGTTCTTGAACTCTAGCTTCGAGTACGTGGGTGCGTTCGTCAGCATGTCTTTCTTGTTCCCAGATCTGCTGTAGCTTAGTCTCTACGTTTCCCCTCCAGTGTGACTGTACAATAGAGATTTCCATCTGGTTAACGTGTAACGTCTGGAGTTCAATAATGCGATCAGCGAGAGGGTCTAATAAGAGCTTTACTCCGGTACCCAGCAATGTTAGCGAGATACAGAAGGCACCGATAATACCTACCCAGTTAGTGTTAGTGGGAGCGTTAATCTTATCAGCGATCTTGTTAACGGCAGCAGCCATAACGTCTTGTGAAGATTGCAGTGTTGATAAACCTTGGCCTATCTCTGCTACCTTGACGTCTGTATGGCCAATGCGCTCTTCCAAGTGTCTTAAGCGACCATCGTCCATTATTACTTTCTCCGTCATACCTGTCTCCTAGAAAGCCTCCCTCCATAGATCACAGAGGGAGGACTAACCTTTAAACGTTCTCGAAGTGCTGGACAGCACCCGGACGAATCAGCTCAAGGCCAGCGAAGCGGCCATAAGTGTTCACTTCAAATTCCAGACCTTTGTACTGGACGGGCAGGTGAACGTAAGGGAACGGCTCGCGCAGGCGCATGTTGTCAAGGCTAGCAGCCATAACAGTGAAGCCATTAGCAGAAGCGCCAGTCGGGTCAAAGGCGTCAGTGCCGTTGACAGAGTAGATACCAGCCAGCTCGTTGATGTCCTTGATCTGGTCGGCAGACTTGATGAACATGTTGTTCGCAAGGAACCAATCCATGATGCTAACATCAGAGTGGATAGAACGAGGAGTGTTCATCAGGTACTGCTTCTTCTCCACTGACATCAAGATAGTGTCGGCGCGGAAAATCTTCTTGGTGTCAACGTACAACTTGGCACAAGCAGCAGTAAGGTCAGCGATAACTTCGTCAGGAGTCTTATCGACGCCCCAGACAGTTGAGTTACCACCGCCAGCAGCAGCAGCAACAACGTTACGAGTCGCAGTAGACCAAGGGCCACCAACTGGGCCGCCAAAGAGTCCACCGATATCGTGAGAAGCATCACCAAACCAAGACAGCTGGTTCACAAGCTCTTCGTAGGCGCGACGAGTAGCATCGACCTTACGCTGTTCGAGAGGCATACCAGTCAGGCGAGAAGCAGCCAGTTCCTGACGAGAGTAACCGTAAGCTATACCAAGGGTACGAACCTGAATGGTATATTCCTTACCGTCGATGTCGCCACGAGGCATGTCAGTAGCTTTACCAGCTATGATCTGAGCTTCGCCGCGCTTGTCGTAGCTGCGGTAAGTGATAGAGTTAATGCCTTCGCCGCCTTCAGTGTTCAGGGCAAAGACTTCACGAGCCATCAGCTCAGGATAGAGAGTGTCATAGCTTTGAGCTTGGATGTATTCCAGCTGACGTTGGAAGAAGATACCAGCGTCATCGCCCACCAGAGCACCCTGATTAACCAGAGCTTCGATGGCATCGGACATTACGACATCTTCCACTTCGCCAGTAGGCATACGTGTGGCTTCGTCGAGAATTGCAACAGATACAGTTTTCATTTAAAGTTTCCTTGTAAAGAGTGTGGAGAGATGGGACTACTTAGAGTCCCGAGGTCTCAACGATTAAGCAACGATGTCGATGCGTGCACGGATAACTTCACCGACCTGACCAGACTGCTCAGCGGTAACGTTAGTAGTGGCAACACCAGTAGCTCCAGAGAACCCACCAGTAGCAGTAGCGAACAGGAGCTGTCCAGCTGTAACTGCGGTAGTCTCTACAGTAACGTAGATGTAACCTTGACGCAGGATAGTAGCTGATTCAGTTTGCTTGAACTCAGTAGTTCCATCGGAAGGCTTGTTCTTTGCTTCCAGTGCCAGTTCACGGCGAACGATACCGAATATGGCTCCACCATCAGTGTCCACGACAATGTGACGAGGGTTAGTTGCAACAGTACCACGCTTTACGGCAACGCCGATTGCGAGAGTAGCGTCTTCGACAATACCAGTTTGGCTAACGTTCGGGCCAGAGTCTACGAGGTCGCCAGCGTAACCACGAGCGGTGTAGATGTTAAAATCTTGAGTAGGCATTTTTCAATTCCTTGTAATAAAGTTAGTGTGCTATTTAAGAACGTGGATTACTTACCACGCGCAATAGAACGCGCTCGGGCATCCTGAACAATAGTGCTAGCCTTCGGTACTTCACGTAACGATTCAGCATTGTCTTTCAGGAGTCTACCCATTGGGGTCTCGCCTATCTCGGCATCCTCTGCGAGGACATCGAAACGAGCGCATACATAAGCCTCACTTCTCCCATCAAGGTCAAGGTTTGGCATTAGGTCGGCAACTACCATGTGCTTAATCTCTTGAACACTCTTTCCAGAGAACTCATCAAGATCAGTTAGGTCTTTAGCCACCATGATAGTTTGGACTCGCTCTTCAACAGAGTTGTCCAGTTCATCACGGAGTGTAGCTACTTCAGCAACCAGCGCATCACGCTCGTCAGTCAAGGTCGCTACAGCATCTTCCAATGTAACGGTCAATGCTTCGTCGCTAGTTTCAACGACAGGTTCTACAACTTCAGATACAGACTCAGCAGCAGGTTCGCTAACTTCGTCTTCAGCCGTAACTTCAACTGCTTCAGCTTCAACCACAGCTTCATCAGCAGGCTTTTCATCTTCAACAACATCAGTGTCATCCTCATCGGCAATAGCGCACATCGCACCTGCTCGGCCTTTGGCGACGATAGCAATGTGGTTGGCGCGAATGTTCCGCTGATAAATAACAGGCTCGCCGTCTTCACTGTCAACCATTTCCAGATCGCAAGTGTAGCCAGCAGAGAGTTCTTTGGTGCCATCTTCAATTAAGTCGATAGCATCTTGTCTAGCAATAACCAGAACACCGCTAAGGGTATCCTCGTCACGAGTGGGCATTCCTTCCAGAACACCAACCTGAAGCTCGGCTGAATTTTCAGCAGTAACTTTAAGTGCTAGGCCTTCGGGAGTCTTGGGATGTCCGATAGTAACAGGTGCAGAACGGAAAGAGGCGAGTGAGGCTTCGTCGAAGACATCAGCTTCATCACGCATAACAGTTACCACCTTGTCAGCAGCAACGCCCTGAAGACCGAGTTGGCCTGCGGAGTACTGTTGACCACCTGTACGTGCGAATGCACAGGGTACAATCATCTGACCTGCGTCAGTGATCTGGCGAGCGGAAGGTACTTCTATCCGATCAATTAGAGAAACGCTATTCAGCATAGTCATGCCTTAGCTCCTATTGTTGGTGTTACAGGGTTGGGGTCTTGTCCGACCTTAGCCTCGGGAGAGACCATGCCAGATACCTTGGCTTCATCCAGAGCAGACTCACGGGAGAGTATCCCAGCATCTGTTAGAGTAGCAAGTCGAGTAGCTTCTGTACTGAGCCTTTCCTGTTTCTGTGTTGCAGACTCAGGGAAGATACAGTTCCACTCGTAATCGAACTCAGGGATTCCATAGTGCTTGGATAACAGGAAGTCCATAACTTTGAGTCTAGGGACAAAGATATCTTTCTGTAGGCCTTGCAGGAATTCAATGTAGTTCACCAAGTCCGACTCGCCAGTGGCATTCATACCATCAGGGGATGCAGACAAGAACCTTGTAGCAGGTATACCAACCGAAGCTGCAACCATGCGAAGGTATTCCCAGATCAAGTCTTTGACACCTGAGAGCTGGATTTTCTTTTGATCGTACACTTCAGTACTATCGAGGATAGAGACACCGAAAACAGATTTGATTTGTTTCCAGCTAGCGAACCGGTCAAGCATCGCTGCTGTACCTGCACTGTTCTGAAGCATGTTCTGTAAGCCTTCCACTGTGATGATGTCGGTGTTAGCTTCCTGTACCATCTGGGCAGCAGCCGCAGAAGTAGCATGAAAGTTATCAGCCTGTTGCATCAGGGGAATCAGAACGCTGTCCGAATACCAAAGGTTACGCTGTCGCTCATAGATAGGAAGCTCAGTTCCCTCGAAGCGAATGATGCGGTCTTTGTGAATACGGGTGGGGCTGTTCACGAACTGGTAGTGCGTTGGCATTCCGAAAGTAGGCGACAGAGGTTCTTGGTCGATCACACCGATCACAGTAATACGTGTACGGTCAACGACATTGAATGAACGTATGCACCCGGGCTTGAGCTTCTTCCAGTTCACTGGCTTGTCTGTAGTGCGTCCATCATTGATGTCCATCAGTACAAAGCTAGTGCCGTAGAGTCTTGCCCACTGATATGCTTCACGGAATATGCGAGCCACGTTCCAGTCCTCGTCAGCCTCAACAGCTTCTGGGGTGGAACACTTGCGCCACTCTCGTGTCATATCTTGCGGAACTACCTTACAAACTTTCTGACTTATCCAGTCTTCACGGAAGCGAGCAGACAAGGTTACGTGGTCAACGTTGCGGTTACTATGTATCCACTGGTTTCCCATCGCTTTATCTTTGCCAGTCCCTAATCCGGTGGCTAAGTTTTGAAGGCCATCGGCAAGGGATACCTGCGGTGGAGCTGCGGTAATAACAGCTACATTGCTGGGTTTGGTATCAGCCATAAGGCCTCCTTGTATTTAACGTTGCGAGTTCCAACCAGTTGGCTTCTCAATATATGAGCCGTCAGCGGTTGATACCTCCAGAGTGACGCCACTGGAGTCGAGCAGCTTAACTTCAGCCAGCACGTTTCCTTCAGCGTCATTTATTGTGAATGATGCGTTCGCGTCTGAGCGACCATCCAAGCGAGTCTTGAGACCCATGAGTATTTCTCCTAAGCCCAATCTGCGTATGACATCTTCGCGTTTGCAAAGGAGACAGCGACAGCATCAGAAACGTTGTCACAGAAGTCATCAAAGCCAGTAGAGTTTCCTAAGTCTGAGTTGCCTAACAATTCACGGCGCAGTATTTGGTAGAGTGGGTGATTTTTCGGAAGGAGTATGCGTCCCTCCACGAAGTAGGTAATGGTGTTCATGAACCGACTGAACTTATCGTTGTTGGCTGTACCGTCACGAGGGACAGGCTTGACCAACACAGTACCATCTTTCAGGAACTGCTGGTTCAGGAATAGACCACTTGCCTTATCCTCAATATAAAAGCCACGGGGTTTATGGGTAGGCTTATAAATGTCAAAGACATTGTGCAGCTTCCAAAACTCCCTCATGGCAACAATAAGTTCAGGCACTTCCCACTTGTCACGCACGGCATCAAGGAGGAGTAGCTTGTGACACTTGGTGTAGCCCCACAGACAGGCCACCGAGTAATCGGAATAGGACTGAGTAGTAGAGGCTGTGTCTGCGGTCATAAAGGTATACGTTATCTGGTAGTCTTCAAGGCGAGTGTATGTACTCACATCGTCAGCGCCCAGAGCAGTGCTTCCCTTTCCAATTGGTTCTCCCATGTACTGGGAATAGAATGTGTACGGGTCTTTCTCGCGGAGACCTTTGAGGGTTTCCACAGTCTTGCGAATGTGCCAGAAGGAACTATCTCCCTCCTTGTCAAACGCATCGTCAGGCCTTTCAAGGTCGTAGATGATTGGACGGACATGGGTATATCCGTGATCTTCTATCATACGCCGATACCATTCTTTCGAGCCTGTCTCCTTACGGATGAGACCCGGGATGTTCAGCCAGTCATATACATCACTGGTGCCGCCAGTCATCAGGTAACCGCAGAGGTCATTCTGATCAAGGCGCTGCATGATAATACACAACGGGGTAGTCTCAGTAGCCAGTCGGCTAAGGAGTGTGTTACTAAATCGGTTGTTGATCTTGTTACGCTCGGTGGGAGAAGCAGCATCGTCTGGCTTGATAACATCATCAATGCACATCAGTCCTGCGAAATCGTCCACAAGCGCCCCGCAACCTTTACCAGTCATCTTTCCAGAAGTAGGGATAGCGTGTATTACCCCAGCGCTCATTGTACCGAGGCGCTCTACTGACTTCTTGTTGTTGTCGATGATGACATCAGGAAAAACTCGCTGGAAGTCAGGGTCGGACATGATAGTCCGTATGTAGCCTGAGCATTCTGCCAGTACGTCTGAGTTAAATCCGGTAAGGATTGTCTGGCCACATGGGTTGCGACACCATGCAAACAGAGGAAGGAAGATTGATACTATCAAGGTCTTCCCTGCCCGAGGCGGGATATTCATTATCATCCGATTCGACTCAAGGTCGATCAGCTTCTGAATAGCGTGAAACAAAACCACGTAATAATCTACGTGGAGCATCTTCTGTCCTGTCATGATCTTGAAACAGAACTTAGAAAATTCTTCGAAGTCACCCATGAGTAAATCCCTGAGTGCATCTATCTCGTGAGTGTCGAGACCTGTAATGTAACTCATGGGATACTCCTGAGTGTTAGCTGTCTAGGAATCCGGCCAGTAGTTCCTTGGCGTCTTCCTTGCTTGCAAGTACAAGAGCCATCTTGCCACCAAGGTTCTGTCCTTTACCCTCTGAGATGAGGCGGGAGATTTCCTTGGATAGCTCGATAGCCATCTTGGGGTCTTGCATGTGTTGGCGGGTTTCCACCAGCCCTGTGTCAGGGTCTGTGTATTCGTACTCACCACCAAAGGCTTGTTCTTGTAGCTCGGCCATCTTGAGGATACGCTCGGCTATGTGGAGACCTTTCTCTTGCATCTCCTCAGCCAGCAGCTCATGGTAGCGGCTACGGATAACTGGGTTTTCTTTAACCTCCCTACGGAGGGCCATAGCATTCATGGCTACAGCATCAAAGCGCGAGGCCTTGGCTAGGTCACCACGGGTTTGCAACATGGCTTGAGCGATTAACTCGTGCTCCCTACTAATAGGAGACTCAACAATATCCTTCATAGGTTCTCCTAAGAAACTAAACAGATTCTAAACAAAGGTAATTTAAGAAGAGATACCCCCTAAATCCCCCGTAAAAGGGTCGCAGATCAAAGCCCCGAA